GTGGGACATTGTAACAAGTATTATGCAAGCAAAAAATGATGTTATTGCACAACTTGATAATCAAGATGCAGATGTAGAAGCATATTTGGACGGCCAACGTGGCGGCGAAGGTTATGTAATAGGCAAAGGTGATGCCAAGTTAGTTAATCGCAGTGGTTTTAGTGCGGCCAATCTTAATAAGCAAAAATAATGGATAAATATTAATATGGAACCAAAATACACAAGAACACAATGGGCGGCAATGGAAGGCGGACACGTCATGGAAACTGATGACGACAAGTTTGGGTTTGTAAAAGACTTAAACGAAAGTAGGGAATACCGTACACGTCAACAAGTAGCCAATCATACTGCAAGAGAAATTGCAGATCATGCCTTTGTTGATTTAATGGTCTTGTGGATATTATATAATGAATATAAATTTAGTGTTGTTGCAATTAAATATGCACAACGTACAATGATGTATAGTAATTTTAAAAGTTACAGACAAAATGGTACAGATTTATATATGACTTTACATTTATTACAGAGCAAAAATGCAGATGCATTAACTGCTAGCAGAAGTGATAATGCATTCTTAGGTAAAATTAATTTTCCAGAACAAAAAATTAAAGCATTTATGAATGGTATGAAAATGAACGGTCTTAGTTCTAGTGTTGCAAGAATGACCTTGCAAGATTGTGAACGTAAATTTAATATCACTACCAGCGGGTACAGGAGTGTAAGACGTCTTGCACAAGACTGGCCTAAATTAAGTGAAACACAACGTGCTTTAGTAGTAACACGCTTGTTGCAATTTTATAGAACACATGCTCGTAGAAGTGAATTATTTGGTTTCTTAAAAGATTTAGCAAGGACTAGAAAATTAGAAATACGTAATGCTAATAATGCTGAAAAACCTAGAAGTATAACTGCAAAAACTGCCGCGGCTGCCGCGGCTATGGGTGCAGGTGCATACGCAGGTTATGCGGCAGGCAATGCGTTAGGTCGTTGGCTAGCAAAATAATAGAGGAGATCGAGATGCCTACACAAGTACACGGCACTGGAAGACCTGGAGAACATCTAACAGGCGATATAGAATATTTTACTGCATATACATTAGTGGATTGTACCGACAGCGGTGTAACAGATCCTAATAATGCAGACACAAAAGGCTACAACCAATCACAAAATTTAAATGTTTTGTTACAACTTACAGGGCTAAGAGCTCAACCTATTGTAAGTAGTGTGCTTAAACGTGAAGCACAAGCTATGGCAGACTATAGTTTTGGCAGTGGACTTACAGGTACACAAACTATTTGGATTGTAAAATTTGCAACAGAATACAAAGGTGCGTGGGCAAACGGCGCCGATAACACATATCATTTAGTACAGGACTGTCAGGGTGTAGCTGTTACAACTGGTCTAGACGATACTGCAACCCTTAGTGCTAATGCATTTAACACAACAGATGCTGTAAACAAAAACTTATATTTTGTACGTAATGACAATTTATAAGGCAGTATAATTATATTATCACATATGCTAAATATTAATGTAGGGCGAGAATGTCCTGCATAGAGGCAATTATATGGCAAAAAGTTTAGGCAACCCCGGAGTTAGTCACTAGCCTCCGATATCAAAAGGCAAACAAACTCACTATTCAAGCATTAACAGAGTTAATGGAAAAATAGGTAACGAGAAATATGTCCGAGTTGGAACGAACAAATTTAGAAGCCCACGTTGATCTTTGTGCAGAGAGGTACAAGGGATTGGAAACACGTCTGGATAATGTTGAAAAAGCAGTCAAGGATCTCCACAGTGAGATGCGTAGAATGCATGACGAAAATATGAAAAATCACCAGTCAACCAATAAAATCATGTTGGGTGCCGCGGCCACTGTGGCTGCAGGCATTTTAAGTACTATTATCGTTTTACTAATGGGCTAATTAAATAATTTGTTTATTCTCAGTATCTCCTTAAAAAGATAAATATCTATAAGGAGTTTTTTTCTATGCATTTAACGGAATTATTAGATAAACCTGTGGTAGAGGCAAAACTTGTGTGGGCTCGCAAAGGCAAGCAATTAACACGTAAGTTTCGTTGTACAGTGGGTAAACGTGCAGGGCGTGTGGTATCAACACCATCACAATGTAGCGCACCAATTGATCTAAAAAAACGTTTTACATTGAGAAGAACAAAAGCAATCAAAGGTGCTCGTATGGCACGTAAGGCCAGGAGAACTAAAAAGTTCAATCCAGCTAGTAGAATGGTACAGAAGTTGAATAAAAAATGAGATTATTAGAAGGTTTAGAAAAATACGGACACCAAATGCATCTTGCACTCAGTGCAATGATGAAAGACATGTTTAATATGGACTTAACAGATGACAAAGCACGTGAAATTATTGATACACTTGCCTTAAGCGATATGCTTAAACTAGATACTGCAATTGACGATAATGATAATGCTACTATTATGGACATGTTAGGCAAATTTATAAATGTACAAGAATATAGCTTACCTGGAAGAGGAGGAAGCCTCACAAGCCAGGCAAGTACACGACCAACAAGTAGTAAAAGCCCAGGAACCACTAGTACAACAAAAATGACAAAACCTGTAGCCGGTGGACAAAAGATAGCAACTGGTGGCGCTGATGAAATAGATGATGATTCAATGGATATGGATGCAGAGAACGAAATCGCAAATAAAGAAAAAGAACTTGATGATTTAAAAAAGAAGGCAGGCCTAAAATGAGAACGTTTACAGTTAGTGGCGGAATAGAAACTTTTGTGACATTAAATGAAGGCAAGTGGCTGGAAAAGCACGTTGCTGATAAAGTGTACAAAGCTGACTTAAATGAACGTGAAAAATATATGGCTAAACAGCTATGTAAAAAGGGTATACTAAATTTACACGTAAGAGAAGGTAAAACATTTTATACACGAAATGTTAACAGGGTAGTATCATGAAAGTAGACAGTATTCTTGTGGACAAGTTAGACTTTGTCACTGAAAAAAGTGTAAAAAGTTTAGTAGAAAGAAGCAAAACTGATGCTGAACTTGCAATGGCTATTGCAACAACACGTACAGAAACTGGTGTACAAATTGGCGAGTTTTTTATAGAAAAACAAGAATTTGATATTAGCGGATTAAAAAAGAATTATTATAATATAATAGACACTGAGCAAGATGAAGTCCTGTACAGTGAATTAGCAATGTTTGAAAGTGTTATGGGCATTGTTAAAAGATTGCTAACAAGTAATAGTACTCAAAAAACTGATGCTATTGCAAAATTAGATGAAGAATATGACCGCAATTTGCTAGAAGCATATGGTTATAAACACAGACTAAAAAATACCAAGGATATTATGAAGAGAGATGTTTACGAAGCAAAGTATAGCAATGCTATGGCTAAAGTAAAGACTACTAAACATAGAATCCTTGATTCACTATAAATACAATATAATGTAAACGGAGATCAACAATGTTTTTACAAGATTTAGATACAATAGAACAAAAGTTCAGTAAAATCCAAAAGTATCTTGAAGAGAATTACGGATATGAAATGGATATGAGTGCTATGGATGCAGACAAAGTAGCTGGCATCATTAAAAGCACAACAGACAAAATGAAGGTAACCGAGGACGCCAAAGAGTATACTCGCTTACACATGATTGCAGAAGGCCTAAAACTATGGACACCTGCACCAATGCAAACCGAACTAACATCGGTTACTGAAGCAGCGGATGAAGAAAGCGTAGAGCAAGCAAAAGTAATTATTGCGGCACAGGAAATGTGTGATTCACTACAGAAGATGATTGAAGATACTGCTGAAATGCAAGTACAAGATCTTATTCCACTAGTAGATGCTATGAAAGCAGAACTAGGTATGCAACAAGCGGAAGCATTTAACGCATCAGTAGATTCAGCACTAGGCGGACTAGTTGATGCACTAAAAAGTGCTAAAGAAGGCGTAGACAATGCAGTGCTTGCGGCACAGGGCATGGGTCCTGCAACTGATATGGAAATGCCAGCAATGGATCCTGAAGCACCAAGCGATATGGACATGGATGGTATGGATGCAGATGCTCCAGATGACGACAGTTTTACAGGTGATGATGCGGCTGCAGATGCAGAAGGTGAACCTGAGGGTCGTGAGTTGAAAGCAGAAAGCACAGACGCATTTGATGCAATGCTAGAAGAACTTCAAAACAAAGTAAATGAAAATGGCGAAGTAAGCCGTGGCGATCTAGAGGAAGCACTAGCACAGTTTCGTGAAGGCAAATAATGAGATACAAGCAACTACTAGAAGGTTATGAAGAAGATTTAAGAAGTGCTATTGTTAATATCTTAACAGCAATTAATGCTGAAGGTATTGATACAATTGACACTGACCAGCTTATTATTGATCTCCAAGCGCAAGGGTTTAGTGTAGATAAAAATAGTATTTTTAAAACTCTCGAATTACTTCCAATAGTTGCTAATGCTACAAGTCAAACTATTAACATACGTAGTAATGATGTTACTAGAGCGTCTGATGCAGAAACAAAAAGCAAAGAAGCAAGTAAAATTGACAAATTGGCACAGAAGCATGCTAAAAAGGACCTAGGATTATGACATTTTATTTAAACAAAACTGAAGCTAGAATACATGGGCGCAACAATCTTACAATATTTGATGAAACACATGCAATTATGCGTAAGATAATTGTTGCTAGTGATGCTGGGTCTTATGAACTTACTATTAACGATACAACAATGACAACTGCTACACCCACTAGCCAAGTAACAGGCAGTGTTAGCAATCCTACAATAACAGGAACACCTACATTAATTATTGCAGGTGCAACAATAACACTAGGTACAACCGGTACAAATTTAAATAGTATTATTGCTGACATTAATGATGCTAGTGTAACAGGTTTAGTAGCAAGTAAAGATGCTAGTAACAATCTTGTACTCAGTTATACACACAGTGCAAGTAATTGGAACGTTACAATTGGAGCAGGTACTGCTAATACAGCGTTGGGTCTTACTAACACAACTGTAAGTCCTACAAATCCTGTAAGTGTTGATTACTATAATGTATGGACTGGTGGTTTAACAAATCGTAAGTATGATGATGAAATGACACAAGTTATCAAGTACTTTACTAACTTGGGTTACAACATTGTACAACAAAAAAATACACTTACAAATAGTACATTTACATGGGTAATTTATTGGTAATTTTTTAATTTTTTACTAGACAATCAGTAATTTAGATGCTATACTGATAGAATGTTAACTATAAATTACAAATACCCATATAAAGAAATTCAAAGAAAAAAAGTAAACGGAAAACGCCTGTACGATACTGAGACAGGCGCTTTGCCATCTGTAACAACTATCTTAGATAAAACCAAACCTAGAGAAAAACGTATGGCTCTGGCAAATTGGAGGAAACGTGTAGGCGAAAAGCAAGCACAAAAAATTGTAACGGAAGCAGCAAGTACCGGAACTTATATGCATGCTATACTAGAAGCGTGGGCGCTGAATGAAGAGTATAGCGGAGAAAGCACAATCCAAAGTCGTCTTATGGCTGATACAGTGATTAAGAATACACAACAAGACATAGATGAAGTTTGGGGGTGTGAGGTTAATCTATATTATCCAGGACTATATGCTGGCACTACAGACTTAGTGGGCATGTACAAAGGTAAGCCAACTATCATGGACTTTAAGCAAACTAACAAGCCTAAAAAACGTGAATGGATTGACGATTATTTTATGCAAGGTGCCGCTTATGGATTAGCACACAATGCATTATACGAAACAAAAATAGAAAATATAGCTATCTTTATGTGTAGTAGAGATTGTGAATGGCAATTGTTTGAAGCAGGACCACAGGAATTCTCACAATGGGAAGAAAAATGGGCAAAGCGAGTAGAACAATTTTACGATCAAAGCTAAATATGGATAGCGAGGATTAAAAAATGACAGATACACGAATAAGCAAAATTCAAGTTCGCAGAGGCAACATGGCAGACCTTCCTATTCTTAGTGAAGGCGAGTTAGGCTATGCTCTTGATTCAAGACGGATTTTTATTGGTAACAGTACACATGCTGTAGGAACTGGAGATGGAAATGAAACTTCATTTACAGTACCATCAAGTACCACTTACCCTCTAACAAGTTTATATAATCCACGCTTTTATCTAGACGGTAATGAAGTAGGCGCAAACGACTATACAGTTGCTGGTACTACAGTAACATTTAATACTGCTCCTGCCGCTAATATTGCAATCACAATGCGATGGAATAGCGAACTTGTTGTACGTAACAATCTTGTTACACCTCCTACATTGGAATTAGGCGCTAGTCAAGCGGCTGGATCTAACACAGGCTTTAGTTTTGATACTACAAATCACAATACATTGTTTATGAACTACAGTGTTAAACTAGGATCAGGTACTGGATTTAGAATTGGTAACCTAAGAATAGTTGTTGACAGCGTAGCAGGAACGTACTATATTGATGATCAGTATAATACACTTACAAGTAATATGGGACTAACTTTTGATGGTAGCATATCTAATGGTGTATTTACTTTAACATACGAAAACACAGAAACATCAACAGCAACAGTTTATTACACGTTTGAATTGTGGAAAATGTAAATCAACTAAGAACCATGTGGTTTAATTCGCCTCAACGACGATTGGCGTCTTGGCGTGAGTTTAGGAAAAGTCTAGATACAAGTAACTTTGATGATACTTGTGAACAAATTTTTAACTGGTGGAGTTTTGCTCCACTCAGTGCATTAAGCATTGATCCCTACGATGTACGCACATGGCCCAGTGTTTGGGAAATGTTACATCGAGGAGATTACTGCAAATTTAGTACAGCGATTGGAATGAGTTACACGTTTTTTTATATTGACGAAAAATTAAAAAATAATATACTAAGAGTGTACGATCATGAAAATTCTGATATATACATGACAGCCCTTATACAAGACAAGTGGTTGTTGAATTATAACAAAAGCTCAATAGCTAAGTGGTCTGAAGTACAAGATAACATTACAGTACAAGAGTCTTGGACATGTAAAGATATTGTAGAGACAACTAAGCATTATGAAGCAGTATAACAAAAGAGATTAGGTAGAAATAAATGAGTGATATCCAGGTAATTAAACGAAATGGCGATAAAGAAACATTAGACATTGAAAAACTTCATCAAGTAGTATTTTATGCATGTGAAAACATTAGTGGCGTAAGTGCAAGTGAAGTAGAAATTAAATCACACATTCAGTTTTACAATGGTATCCAAAGTAGTGACATTCAGGAAACACTTATAAAAAGTGCTGCAGATTTAATTACAGAAGAAACACCAAACTATCAATGGGTAGCAGGACGTTTAATTAACTATCACTTGCGTAAAATGGTTTATGGCGATTTTGAACCATGGCATATTTTGGAACTTGTAAACAAGAATGTAGAGCGTGGATTTTATGATCCAGCATTACTAGAAGACTATACAGCGGACGAATGGGAAGCATTAAACAATTATATTAAGCATGCACGTGATGAGGATATAAGTTTTGTAGGCATGGAGCAATTCCGTGGCAAGTACTTGGTACAAAACCGTGCAACAGGACAAATTTTCGAAACACCACAAATGGCATATATGTTGATTGCCGCTACGTTGTTTAGTGATTATCCAAAAGAAGAGAGAATGAAATGGGTAAAGGATTATTATGATGCAGTTAGTACTTTTGATATCAGTTTACCTACTCCTGTTATGGCAGGTGTACGGACGCCTCAGCGACAGTTTTCGTCCTGCGTTCTTATTGAGTCTGACGACAGCCTTGATAGTATTAATGCTACATCAAGTGCAATCGTCAAGTATGTAAGCCAGAAAGCTGGCATTGGCGTTGGTGCAGGTAGTATTAGAGCTATTGGTAGCCCTATACGCAAAGGAGATGCAACACACACTGGTGTTATTCCTTTTTATAAAATGTTCCAAGCGGCTGTAAAAAGTTGTAGCCAGGGTGGTGTACGTGGCGGTGCCGCAACACTTTACTATCCTATTTGGCATTTAGAAATAGAAGATTTACTTGTTCTCAAGAACAATAAAGGAACAGAGGACAATCGGGTACGTCATTTGGATTACGGTGTACAGTTTAATAAACTGATGTATGAACGTCTTATTCAAGGCGGTAATATTACACTGTTCAGTCCTAATGATGTACCTGGTTTGTATGATTCTTTCTTTCAGGATCAAGACAAGTTTAAAGAGCTTTACGAAACAGCAGAGCGTAACACACGTTTACGTAAGAAAACTATTAGTGCGTCAGAGTTGTTTAGTACGTTTATTGAGGAACGTAAAAACACAGGGCGTGTATACTTAATGAATGTAGATCATGCAAATGATCATGGTGCATTTGACAAACATCAAGCACCAGTGCATCAAAGTAATTTGTGTTGTGAGATTAATCTTCCAACCAAACCACTACAGCAGATTGATGACCCTGAGGGAGAAATTAGTCTTTGTACATTAAGTGCAATTAATTGGGGTAACTTACGTAACCCTGCAGACTTTGAAAAGCCATGTACACTTGCTGTACGTGGACTAGATGCATTATTAGATTACCAAAAGTATCCTGTGTTGGCGGCTGAACTTAGTACTAAAAAGCGCCGTCCACTAGGTATTGGTATTATTAATTTTGCATATTGGTTAGCAAGAAACGACACAAATTATCAGAATCCAGATCTAAATTTAGTAGACGAATGGGCTGAAGCCTGGAGTTATTATCTAATTAAAGCAAGTGCTGATCTGGCGACTGAAAAAGGTGCATGTCCAGGAACACCTGAGACACATTATGGTAACGGTGTAACACCGAATCAAACTTACAAGAAGGATGTAGACGAACTCGTACCTCATATGGAAAGAATGCCATGGGACGATTTAAGAGAGCAACTGAAAAGAACGGGGATTCGTAACAGTACGCTAATGGCTCTGATGCCCGCAGAGACCAGTGCCCAGATTAGTAACAGCACCAACGGTATTGAACCTCCTAGAAGTTTTGTAAGTGTAAAGCAAAGCAAACATGGTGTGTTAAAACAGGTTGTTCCTGGCATACACAGATTAAAAAGCAAGTATGATTTACTTTGGGATCAAAAGAGTCCTGAAGGATATTTAAAGATTATGGCTGTGCTACAAAAGTACATTGATCAAGGGATTAGTGTAAATACAACATACAATCCAACTTTTTATGAAGATGAAAAGATCCCGTTGAGCGTAATGCTACAGCATCTTATCATGTTCTACAAATATGGTGGAAAACAACTATACTATTTTAATACATTTGATGGACAGGGTGAACTGGACATCAATGCAGACGAACAAGAGCTACCAGCAGGTGAGCTAGATGATGAAGATTGCGAAGCATGCGTAATATAAGGAGTAGAATCGATGAGCGTATTTAATGCACAAAAAGAAGGACACCACACAGAAGCACTGGCTTTTTTAGACCCAGAAGGCGGTGTGGATATCCAACGTTACGATACACTAAAGTATCGTAAGTTTGATCAGTTAACTGACAAACAACTTGGTTTCTTTTGGAGACCAGAAGAAGTAGATATTCTACGTGATGCCAAAGATTTTAAAGACTTAAACGAACACGAAAGACACATTTTTACCAGCAATTTAAAACGCCAGATTCTACTAGACAGTGTCCAAGGTCGTGCGCCTGCAGAAAGTTTTGGAAGTCTTGTAAGTATTCCAGAATTGGAAAATTGGATTATTACATGGACATTCAGTGAAACAATTCACTCACGTAGCTACACACATATTATTCGCAACGTATACAGTGACCCTAGCAAAGTATTTGATGAAATGCTAGAGCTAAAAGAGATTGTAGAATGTGCTGATGACATCAGTAAGTATTATGACGAGCTTATTAAATTAGGTGGATATTATAATCTGCTGGGCGAAGGCACACACACTGTAAACGGTAAAAAAGTAGTAGTAAGCAAGTACGAACTTAAAAAAGCATTGTACAGAACTATTATGAGTGTTAACATTTTGGAAGGCGTGCGTTTTTACGTGAGCTTTGCATGTAGTTGGGCATTTGCTGAACTTAAAAAAATGGAAGGCAATGCAAAGATTATTAAGTTAATTTGTCGTGACGAAAATTTGCATTTGGCAAGCACACAATATCTACTTAAAATTCTACCTAAAGATGATCCAGATTATATTAAGATTGCTAAAGAAGTAGAAGAAGAAATGGTACAAATGTTTGTAGATGCAGTTGACCAAGAAAAAGAATGGGCACATTATTTGTTTAAAGATGGCTCAATGATTGGTCTTAACGAACAACTACTTAGTGAGTTTGTTGAGTGGATTGCAAACAAGCGTATGACAGCGGTAGGACTAAAGAGCCCATATAAAGTACCACAAGCAAGCCCATTGCCATGGACACAAAAATGGATTAGTGGAGCAGACGTACAAGTTGCACCACAAGAAACAGAAATTAGCAGTTATGTTATTGGTGGTGTTAAAAAAGACGTATCGACAGATACATTTAAAGGATTTAGTTTATGATGGACGTAACGGTATACAGTAAAGATAATTGTCCATATTGCGTAATGGCAAAACAGCTACTTAAAAAGAGTAACATCGCTTTCACTGAAAAGTTAATTGGTGTTGATGTTACTCGAGAGCAACTCCTGGAAGTTGCACCCAATGCTAGAACTGCACCACAAATTACAATTAACAATCAAGTTATTGGTGGTTATAATGAACTGGTGTCGTATATGGAAAACACTAATTTTAACGGAACAGGACACACACTATAATGTTATTAGACGTAAGAAAACCTGGCGATGTAGTCGCCTTAAAACTAATGAGCGGAGAAGAAGTAATCGGAAGTTTTCAGTCAGATGCTGATGGTAAAATTACACTTCGCAAACCACTTGCAATGGCTATGAGCCCACAAGGACCAGCATTGGCTCCTTGGATTGCAAGTGCAGATATTGATACAACTAGTAACTTTGAACTTAATAAAGATCATATTGTTACAATAGTAAAAGCACACAAGCCTATTGCAGATGTTTATACACAAGCAACAACAGGTATCGACTTGAGCTTACAAGGTACTGGTGCTTCAATTACTACCTGATAAATATAGTTAGGTAGGAGATTAAAATGCCAGTAGTTCACAGAGATACAGATGAAAGAAGTTGTGGTGCACAAACACAAGCCGCAAATCCCAATGTATATACAAACAACTTACTCACCGCAGTAAACGGTAATCCAAATAGTCATGGAGGCGGTGAGTTACAAGCCGCTAATCCAAATGTATACATAGGTGGAGTTTTAGTGGTTGTTGATGGTAACAGTGCTGAAGCAGACTCTTATTGTCCGTTGCCTGGACATTGTAATCCAAAAGCAGATGGCGGCAGTAATAACGTTTGGATTGGGGGTTAGTAAATGTCAGTAGATTTTCCTAATGGCGTTGCTAGTGTAAATGAATACTTGGATACCCGACATCATGTTAAAACAGATGTCACGGGCCAAGTTGGCGACAATGCAAAAATAGTAGTAAAGAGTGAATATGATTACACAATGCGTGAAATCATATGTAACCTGCTGGCAGGACGTGGGCTTAAAATGCCTAACATTCAAGTTTGTTTGAGTGTAAATTTAAAAGCAATTTTAAACACACCAGGAATTCAACAAGAGTTATTAGATGCATTAAATGATTTAGATAAACAATTTGATGAGTTTATGGATCATACAAACATTGAAAATGTACTAGGACGTATAAACAAAGCTCTTGCAGAAGTTACACAAATTGCAAATATGATTAATTTCTGTGCTACTCCTGTAGATCCCATTGCTATCCCTAATGTGCTAGAACAAACAATGGATAGTTTCTTAGGTGCAGGTAAAGGATTAATAAATGAAATAGGTAATATGATTCCAAATCAAGTAGGCGGATGTCTTGCTTTTGATGGAAATGATTTTAACCTAAATTTATTTAATGGTGGATTGCTTGGAGATCTTAGTGCAGATTGGCTACGTGTTAAAGGCGGTCAACTTGGCGCAAACGAACTAAGTGCGTTTACTGGCAGAATTAATAAAATTAAAGATGATTTAAAGAGTCTAGTAGATAGAGAAAATAGTGTTCTTGGTACAGAAACTCTAGGAG